CTTTGCGATCCATGAGACGGGTATAGAGATAGACAGGGGCGTAGTCTTTGAGCCCTAGCTTGCGCTTAACTGTCGCAAACATCTCCTTAATCGATGCTCGTTTTTCAGGGGTAAAGTTGTCAATGTATGATTTGAGTGTAAGTGAGACGTTGTCGACGCCCTCAAACTCTCGCCAGTAAGCCTCAAGTAAAGCAGTGGGGTTTTTACGCTCGGTCCACTCAAAGATAGAGTAAAACTTGTAGTCGGTTTGGTTTGGGATGATGTAGGGCTGTACCTTGGGAGCTGGAGTCGATATAGCCTCGGGAATGATGTAGATCGGGACCGTAACGCCCGCATTTCGGATCGCTTGAGCGTTAAACTCTGAGCCGGTCCAAATCTCATTCATTAGCGAGCATCCATGAGCAAAGTCAGGGGGGAGCTTGTCGGTCTCCCAAAATACGCGCCCGATGTGATATTTGCCAGGCTCAACGTAACGAGGGTAGAGGTTTGGGGTAGTGTGTAGTATCTTAATGTCGTAGTTGCCAGGGAGATCGGCACAGTCGCGAGCCATAGTACCAAGGGGACCAAACTCTGCAATCTCTAGGCAGTGGCGGGTATATTCGCCAGTTACGTCAATTCCGGCGCTTTTTAGAGCTCCGATGTCGTGTCTATTTGCCTCTCCATATCCTGAGTAGTCGAGAGCCGGACCGCAATATTTGACGAGCATGATCGTCGCCTTTCGTCTTTATAGTTTGATGTAGTTACCAAGTGACGATAGTGCAATATGTTTGCCGCATGATTTACAGTCTATCTCTATGCCAAGCATTTGATTACTTGACTCGACGGCTGTATTAGTGCACGCCGGGCATACATATCGATACTTTACCTCTGGAGCCTTGGCTTCTGCCTGTACGCTCTCTCGTTTGTCTGAGCTTTTTGACATATAGTTACCCCCTTTGCACTACTATACCAATTCTAGCGTCAAAATGTTTGTTTCCCGGCGCTTGGGTAGTGGTTTAGATAGCACATCTGCAAATATTGTCTGGAGTTTTTTGGCAGTCTCGCCGATCGTCCACTGTTTGACGTACTTACTTGCGAGCCGGCCTTTGGCGAGCGCCTCGTCTTGGTGTTCGTAGACATATCTCATTTGCTGGCGTAGGTGGTCCACACTAGATACATACATTTGACCAACATCCTGACCCTTGTATCGAGAGTAGAGCGCCGGACACATCGACTCGATATCGACGCCATACATGTACTGCTCGTTAAAGTACTCGGTGATGCCGTGTGCATTTGGCACGATAGTCGGGAGCCCTGTCGCCATGGCCTCTAGTGGTGTTATACCAAATCCCTCACCTCTTGAGGGGAATACAAAACAGTCGGAGTTATTACATAGCTCTGCGAGTCCGTAAGCTGGGAGCTCGTCGTTAATTACCTCTATGTTGGGGTATTGCTCTTTGACAAATGGGAATGGGGGTTGCTTGAGGTTGGTCTTAAAAATCATCTTGACCGGCTCATCCGGCTCGAATTCTTTGGTGAATGCGTTGACCACCTCAATAAATCCCTTGCGCACGTTGTAGGCGTTGTAATGTAAAAAGGTAAATACTTTGCCCGCGTCTCTCTTATTTTCTCGCTCAACCGGCTTAAAATAGCGGTCGTCATAGCCTAGGGGGACCACTTCGGCCTTGATCCCTGCCTTAGCAAACACCTCTTGGCACCACTTAGAGGGTACTAGGACCTTATCAGCCGCTTTGAGGTATTCGTGCCAGTCGTCGGGTATTTTAGTGCTCTCAAACATGGTGTAGAGGATGCGATAGGGCGAGTCGACGTGGGTGATTGAGTAGGGGGCATGATACAAAAAACCAATGGTTTGACCCCTGTTTTGGTAGTCTATTTTTACCCCTAGCTTTGTGAGCTCTTGAAACATGTTACGACTCGACATGCCATAGCCGTCATTACCGCCCGATACAGTAGCAAAGAGCACATCGCTTTTGGTCCCTGGGGCACCCATGTGTGCTCTACGTTGATTTTCCTCGTACTCCTCTTGTCGAGCTCGGAGCCATTCGTCGATCTCTTGATTTGTGGGTATGGTAAATCCCTCTTTAGTCATCCAGTAGTCCACTTGCTCTTTTTTGTCGATTGCGACGATTCGGCCAAATGGGTTGCGTATGTGGTACATTACAACCATTTTACACAAACCAAAAGAAAAGGCCACCCCCTTGCGAGGGTGGCCCTAACTTATGCCCTAACTATTAACTTGTTAGCTTATGTGCTCTCCACTTCTACGATGTGGTTCTGATCTACAACTGCACCACCGTATAGGAGGTCAAGCGTAAACCTGGAGCCGAGATCGCCGTGAGAGTACCCCTCGGTCAAGCGGAATGATAGACCGGTGTTTGGGTCAACCATATTGGTCTGGTATACACCCTTGCCGTTACCATCAAGAGGCATAGGCCTGTTGACGAGCACCATACCATAGGGTGTGAGTGCCATATTGTGACGTGCAACTGGTGAGCCACTTGTAGCAACTAGCTGGCTTTCGTAGGTGTCGATACCATACTGTCTGCGGATCGCTCCGTTATTGACAGCACCCTTTTCACTCTGGTAGTCACCAGATGTGTATTTGGGGATCGTCAGCAACTTGTCGACGATTGAGGTGTCAGCAAAAAAGCCTTTTTCCATGGTTAGTGGGACTTTATTGCGGGCGAATTTCGAGCGGATAGCCAAGAAACTTGCCTCGATCGTTGTATCACTGGTGTTATCCCAGGAGACAGTGTTTTGGATCTGAGCGTGAAGACCTAAGAGATAGGTCTCGACATCTTCGGCAAGAGCAATCGCCATATTGCGAGCATAGGCTTGCTGTAGAGCAGGCTTCTGTAGCATTTTGGTGATGTCTTCTTCTAAGACGTCAATATATTTGTGGCGGTCAAGCGATACAGTCACTTTCGTGGCGGTAGGAGCTTGAGTAACCATAGGAGTACCAGGAGTCTTGGTACCAACTGTTAAAGAGCCAGGCTTGACGATGTCAAGTGATTGGCCGTGAGTGGCAAAATCTTTGCCAGTCCAGTCAGTATCTTTTGATACGAATTTGGCTAAATTCATATAGCCAGGGAATAATCTAATCACCTCTTGAGCGATGATTGTAGGGATCGCTACGGCGTTGGTCGTAGGTGTAAAACTTACGGTCATATTATAGTTCCTTATGTGTCGCCGGTTAGATTAGCTTAAGAGACGGTTGTACCCTGTGGGGCGCGGTCGTCAATAATCTTTCCCTCTCTCTGTGCCTGTTGGATGGCCTCTAAGTTCTTTTGATAGAACGCGGGGTCAGCGATCTCGGTCATTTTGAATGATCCGGGAGCGCCACCTGGGGCACCGGGATTGGTTGGATCACCAATCTTAACTTTTGACTTGTCAAATAAATATGATTTTGACGTCGCTAGTGCATCTATGGCTTCGGTGACACCTGTTATAGTACCGTCCTCGGCTTGCTTGATCAGCCCTCTATCGAGTAGCTTTGTTACTGCGTCGAGGTCTACGACCCCTTTACTAGTAGCAACCTTGATGACCTCTTGATTGATGGTCATTTCGGCGATCCGAGCATTTGCTTTATCTAGGTCTGCCTTGGTAGCCTCCGCGAGTTTTTGAAACTCACCCTTTTTTTCGAGTTCAGCTTTTTCGAGTGCCTCTTGGTCCGTCTTGAGCTTTTTGAGCTCTTTTTGGTCTTTGAGTAACCCTGCTAACCTCTCGTTTTTCCAAAGTCTTTGGTCCTCGAGCACTTTAAAGAGTTGCTCATCGCTCAACTTTGAATAATCTACCTCTGTGGGAGCTTTTGGCTCTGCTGGAGGCGTTTCTGGAGCTTTTGGCTCCGGGGTTGGTGCTGTCATAGTGTCCTTTCTGTTTGTTATCGCGGTCCATCTCCGCTTGGACAATTAAATCTTAACTAAGCCTGAGTATGGCACATGCGACGTATTTGTCAAATCAGCGATATTTTCCTGTGGTTTGGTCGTAGGCTTTTGTTTGTTTTGCTAAAGAGGGGATTAGAGCGTTGATTGCATGTCTACAGTTTGGGTGAAACAATCCTGCATCAATCGCCTGGTTGAGTGTTTTGTACTTACTGTTTTTGCCAGTAATACTAAGGATTTGCCCCTGCCAAGGCGCACACAAGCGACAAGAGGTAGCGTGTGAGCTTACCTGGACCAGGTCGTAGCCATTCTCGGCTAGTCGGTTGGTCAGTCCTATGTTGCGAGCCTCGACTGCCTTGGTCCTAAAGAGCATCTCGGCATAATTATCAAGCTGTATATTTTTGCCTGCTCTGTCTTTTAACGCCGGGAGGCCTTGCTCGATCAAAACTCCCTTGATTTGTTTGCGGACCTTATCTAATGCACTACCCGTCGTGACGCCGTAGGCTATTTCTTGGGTCACTAGGTCCCGCACACCCTTGGATAGTAAGCGATTAACTGAGCGCTTGACGCCGGTTATAGCCTCATATTGAGACTGTACCGTGTCATCGACTAAGGCGATGATTGCATCTTTGTGGAGCTGATTAAATCCGGTCTCGACGTTAATCTCGGCCCCGATGTTATTGAGTTGAG